CGACGAGCTGCTGGCTGACTCGGTCATTTCCATCGAGCCGATGATCCGCGAGATGTTCGCCGACTCCATCCGCTACACGATGGAAAACGTGATGATCAACGGCACGGGCGCCGCCCAGCCGCTGGGCATCCTCAATGCCTCCTGCCTGGTCAGTGTGGCCAAAGAGGACAACCAGGCCAAAGATACGGTTGTCACCGAGAATATCCTCAAGATGTATGCCCGGCTGTACCGCAAGGACGGCGCTTTCTGGCTCATCAACCAGGACGTATTCCCGCAGCTGCCGCTTCTTACCATCACCGGCACCACCTCCAGCGCCCCGGTCTATGTTCCGGCCAACGGCCTGGCGGGTGCGCCCTACGGCACCCTGCTTGGGCTGCCGGTCTACTTCTCCGAGAACTGCGACACCGTCGGCGACCAGGGCGACATCATCCTGGGCCAGTGGAGCCAGTACCTGATCGGCCAGAAGGCGGGCGCGGATGTTCCCGACTTCGCCAGCTCGATCCATCTCAAGTTCGACTACGATGAGACCGCGTTCAAGTTCACGTTCCGCGTGGACGGTCAGCCCTGGTGGCAGGGGCCGCTGTACACTCCGCACAGCGCCAACACCCTGTCCCCGTTCATCGTTCTGGATGCTCGCGCCTAACACTGATCAATGGGCGGCTCGGCAACGGGCCGCCTGAACTTATAAACTGAGGTAACTGAAAATGGCTTTCAACATCGATGATCTTCACTTTGTGCATGTTGGCAATTCCTCTTTTATCGCGGCCAACGAGGACATCTTCAACGGTAACCCCTCGACCGATATCGTAAATATGGAGTTGTACAACGATGCTTACCTGCTCATCATCAAGAGCGCGGGTGCAACGGGCACCGCAACCATCACTTGCGAATCATGCGATACTGTCGTTCCCGGCACAGCCACCGCTGTTGCGTTCGAGTACAAGGCATGCACCTCGGCCGATACCTGGGGCGCATGGACGGCGGCCGCCACCTCCGGCTTTGTCACCACCGCCGGGGCCAATCAGATGTATCTGTGCCACGTCTCTGCCGACATGCTTTCCGGCGCCAACAAGTTCGTTCGCTTCACGCTGACCGAAACCGTCAATGATCCATGCGACGGCGCGGTGGTTCTTTTCATGGCCAACCCGCGTTTCAGCCCGAATCCGTCGGTCACCGCGCTTGCTTAATCAAGTGAGGTAATGTAATGCGTATCAAACTAACCGACTACTTCCGCGGCAAGAAGCCCGGCGATGTCATTGATTGGCCCGATCCTATGGCAAGCATCCTGATCGAATCCGGCCGCGCTGTCAAGTACGAAGCGCCGGAAGGCGAGGATCACGTCAAGGCCGTCGATGGCCCGCCGGTCGACAAGTCCATGCAGCGGCGAGTGCTCGCCAAGAAAAAGGGCTGATGCCCGTAAACTCTGGGGCCGGGCGGTCCCGCTCGGCCCTGGTCATAACTAAGACTGGAGAACATAATGGGAACAAAGCCCACATGGATCAGCGGCGCCTATTGCCTCTATGACACCTACCCTCATCGGCTGGTTGAGGCACACGGCAACAATGTCCACAAGTACGTGACCGATTTTACCGCGCTGCCGGTAGATGACACCACCGGCGATCCGACCGAGTACACCGTGACCGTCGTCGAGGCCGGTGATGGCGATTCGACCATGACGCTCAAGAGCGACGCACAGGGTGGCTGGCTGCGTATCGAGGCCGCCGGCAACGAAAATGACGGCGCTCAGATGGTGCTCAAGGGCGAATCGTTCAAGCTCACCAGCGGCGATAAGCTGTACTTCAACACCCGCATCCTGATGGATGAGGTCACTCAGTCCGACATGCTCATCGGCCTGGTCATCGGCGGAAATACCACGCTTCTGGGTGGGATGACCGATGGCATCTACTTCCGCACCGTGGACGGCTCGGCGGCGCTGACGTTTGTCACCGAGAAAAACTCGACAGAGACCTCGACTGCCGCANNTCTATTTCCGCACTGTCGATGGTTCGGCTGCGATGACTTTTGTGACCGAGAAGGACTCGACCGAGACCTCGACTGCCGCAGCCACACTTGTGGCGGCAACGACCTATTACCTGACTTTTGTTTGTGATGGGGCCAGCACGGTCGATGCCTATGTCAACGGAACGAAGGTCGCAAGCCATACCACCAACCTCCCGGACGATGAAGCCCTGACCGTCGGCATCGCCTATCTGAACGGCGCGGCCCAGGCCAGCAAGGGCCTTGAGGTCGATTACGTCAAAGTGTTCGGGATTATGAACTAACCACAAAAAGGGCAGGCCGATGTCCATTATTAGCTATGCAGAAGCCGAGGCTTTTCTCGATGACGAGCTGTCGGCGGGCAACCTGGATTTCCCGCTCCTGTGTGACGCAGCAGATGCATGGGTAAAAGCATACTGCAGGCGGGACTTTGAAAGCGCAACCTATACCGAGTATTACAACGGGCACGGCCTGCCTGATCTATGCCTTGACCAATACCCCGTGACCGACCTGACGCGGCTGTCTGTCAGCCGTCGCAGCGCCTTGCGGGTATGCAACACCAATGCACTAACCACCGCCTCGGCAACCGTCACCTCTACCGGGGTGGTGCTGACCTATAACGGCACGGCCTCGACATTCCTCTTTGCCGACTATGCGACGCTGACTTTGCTGCAGGCCGCCATCAATGCAACCAGCGGCTGGTCGGCCGAGCTGCAGAACAGCGCCGAGGCTGCTATGCTGTCGACCGAGCTGTGCAAGGCATACGGCAAGAGCTGTATCAATTCGCGGTACGTAGACCTTGAGGTGCCGGACGAGGCCGAGTGCGACTTTACTCTTGACACTGATGCCGGCATATTGACCCGTGCAGTGGGCTTCCCGGCAGGTCTTGCCAATATCCGCGTAGACTATACGGCGGGCTATGCGGCCGACGACATGCCTGAGGATATCAAGACCGCCGTCAAGATTCTGGTCAAGGACTGGTGGGAGAAGCGCAGCGAGAGCGCGTTCAACCTTGCCAGTTATTCAGTGGGCGGCATGGCCAAGCAGATTATCAGCGTCGTCCCGCCCGAGGCCAGAATGATACTTGACGCTTACCGGAGGATGCGAGTCTGATGGTCGGCATCAAGGAGAGCGTCACACTGCAGCGGCCCGATCTGGTGGACGATGACTATGGCACCGGCACCAACACATGGACAGACTGCGCGACGTTCAACGCGACCGTGGCCGCCGTTGGCTCCGGTGAGATGATGGCAATGGACCGTCAGCAGATGCAGTTCTCGCACCGGCTATGGATCGACTACCACAAGGCGCGCACATTAAAGGCCGAGCTTGTCCCCGGCGGGCGCTTCAAGATCGGCGAGCTGTATTATGATATCGTTGGCATTGAGCACCACATGCGCAGGCTGTCGGTGGTGCTGCTGAGTCTACAAACGTGATGAAGTGGGATGACAAGGCGCTCAAGACTGAGGTGCGCGAGAAGGCGCGCCGGAAGCTGATACGGGCGGCGGCTACTGTTGAGCGCGAGTGCAAAAAAAGCATGTTAAGCGGTTCGCAAGGACGGTCCATAATTGCGACAAAAGAATCATCCAGGCAGTACACCAGGACGAAGAAGAAAAAGACGCACTGGTCAAGCCCTCCCGGTGAGCCGCCACACGTTGACACCGGACGCCTACGGGCATCGGTCACATGGGCGCTGTCCGATGGCAATCAGCAGGGCAACCAGATAGTTGGCCCGGCACAAGCAGGCGATCAAGTTGAAGCGCCAGACCGTGATGTGGCGCGGATTATTGCCGTCATCGGGACAAACGTAGACTATGCCAAAGCATTGGAGTTCGGCTTTTTGCCGCGCGGCCTCAAGGCCCGGCCGTACCTGCGCCCGGCGCTCAAGCGGGCAACCGCTAAAATAAGGTATCTATTCGCCCATGAATAAGTACATCTGGAAGGGCATACTCGACAAGTACAAGGCATCGGCCACACTCAAGGCGGCCATCCCGCGCATGTACCTGATCGAAGCGCCGCAGGAGAAGATCGAGCAGCGCGGTGCATACCCGTATTGCGTGGTGATCCCGATTGTCTCGGACAAAGAATATACGTTCACTGAGGCGGCCGACAACCTGCAGGTGCAGTTTTCGATTTACGACGATGACGACACCGTGGCCACCATCAACGATGCGGCCGACAAGCTCAAGGCGGTATTTGATTTTGCGAGCATTACTGTGACCGGCTATAATCATATTTGCATGCAGCAGGAATATTCAGAGTTGATGCACGAGGATAAGTATTGGCACCAAGTAATAGTTTATAATCTCATCATCCAGAAAACGAGGTAAACAAAATGGCAGAAGTAAGAGGATGCGGCGGCAGCCTTACCTACACCAACCTAACCGCTGGCGTCAAGCAATGGACGCTAGATTATCAGCAGGAAGTGATTGACATCACCGACTTCGCTGACTCCTGCGCCAAGGCGTTCATGGCTGGCTTCACCTCATGGACGGCGACCGCAACCGCCAACTGGGACGCGGCCAACTCCGCCAAGCCGGGCGATTCGGCCAGCTTGACCCTGACCGTTACTTCCGGCAAGACGTATTCCGGTACGGCGATTGTCACCGGCCTATCGGTCAACACCGATGTCAATGGCGTGGTGGAAGCCACCTACTCGTTCCAGGGCACCGGCGCGCTGTCGATTGCCTAACAGGAGGGCGCAATGGCTGAATTAAGAGGCGCACTCGGCGCAGTGTTCAAGGGCGCGGCGGCGATATACTCCAAGAATCTGGTATTCTCCGACGGCAGCAACACCATCACTAACAGCGACGACCTGTTTGTCACCAAAGGCTTCTCCGGCGGTCAGGTGGTGCTGGTCTATGGCTCGACCTCCAATGATGGCGTCTACAACGTGGACACCGTTGCCGCCGGTACGCTGACGATGGAGGAGACCACCGTATCAGAGACCCCGTCAACGGCGGTACTGATTTACACCGCAGCCCCGGGAACGCAGGTCACCGGATTCTACAACTGGCAACTGGATTGGACGCACAACGTCATGGATGCGACCGACTTTGCCGATGTCGGGAGCAAGACCTACATTGCCGGCGATACCGGATGGACGGCGACCGCGCAAGCTCACTGGATGACCGACGAGGACGTTGAAAGCCTGTTCGGCACCGAGCTTATAGTGAGGTTCTTTGTCAAGTATTCGGCCTCACCGTCTGCGCCCGCGCCGGTCTATCTCTACGAAGGGCTGGCCATTATGTCCGGGATGCAGGTAGACACCAACGTCAACGAGCTTGTGCAGCGGCCGCTTACATTTACCGGCGTCGGCCCGCTCATTTACCGCGCTTATACCGCATACCCGTCGTAAGATGCAAAAAGGAGGAACGACGTGCAAGATTTACCTGATCTTATTCCCGATGTGATAGAATACCAGTTGGGGGCGCAAGTCTACAAGTTTGCGCCCTTGACTATGGGAGATCTGGCCGCACTCGGCAGCCATATCCGTCAGCAGCGCATCAAAGACTTCCGCGCCGCCTGCGACGGACTGGACCCGGTGATTGTGGCCGCCGGCCTGGAGTCCATCATTAAGGCCGACCCGGACATTAATATGACCTCCCCGGAGGCGGTGACGTTCCTGGTATGGCGTTCGCTGTTGCGCAGCCAGCCGGACTTGACGCTTGAGGCAGTGGGCCAGCTGTTGAGCATGGCCAACGTGGGTGAGGTGACGGCCCTGGTCAATCAGATCGGGGGAGCGTCAAAAAACTGACCACGGGCGCGGGTAGTGATGGCGAGGCTTTGGGTATGACGACAGCCTGCGCCCTGGTCAGTTACTTTTACGGATACACGCTAAAAGACATTGAGGGCATGACCTTGTTCCAATTCCGCACATACCTGCACGAGACCGGCCAGATCATGCGCCTCCTCAACGGTCAAGCGCCGATGAAGCGCCCGGACCAGATTAACCAGATCGCCCGCTCTATCGGGCTGACCGGACCGGTGAAGTAATGGCTAAAATTGCAGAGGCATACGTCGAGATATCGGCACGGCTCGACAAGATGAACGCTGACCTTAACCGCGCAAAATCGGACTTTGCCAAAGCCTCCGGCCAGATGCAGACGCAGGCCAACGCGCTCTCAGGCAGCATCACAAAAATCAAGGCATCCAACGCGCTGGCCGCTGGTGTTATCG